ATTCCGTTAGCCTCCTCGAAAGAACCGCCCTTTGGCCCGGAGGGGGAAGCCGCCGGGCCAAAGGGCGGTTCTTTCGAGGAGGCTAACGGAATCCAGTCCCGCTCCGCTGGTTTCGTTCAGTATCACGAGGATGCATTGGTGATTCCACCACCACCGGGCTTCGCTAACTGGAGCCCCCCAACGCTGTGGACGACCCTCGTAACATCATGTGGTCTGCCCCCCCCGAACACCTCAATATTGCTCTTCCAGGGCTTTTTGCGTGGGCAAATGGCACAGCGTGTAGCCTTTTATCAGGCTCTAACGGGCAAAAAGGACGTCCGAGACGTCTGGAGCAAGATCAGTCAGGTTCCCTGGCACGCCCGTCTCCAACGTGTGCGAAATCGAGATCTTCGCCTGTTTTTGAATTACTTGATGTTTCTCTTTCCGTCTTTTGACTTGTCCGTGTGGTACGAAAACTACGGCGACCCCGATGGATATGTATTGAAGGATTACAACTGGCTAGGGCATATCACAGCAGACACCGCAACCTGTCCAGCGTGCACTGTAGACGTCGCGAACCATTTCTATTACATCAAGAATCTCATTTTGACTTTCGACGAACATCTGGTCGCGCGCACACCTCTGACAACAATCGACCGTATCGATCAGCTGGCAGCGATGGAAGAGAATCTAGACCGTTCGGCTCCACCTTTCGGATGTGTTATTGAAAACGAAATGGTTGCTCAGGGAGCCAATTATGACTCGTGCGACCCATCCGTAGATCCCACTCCGCGAACATCTGGAGAGACACCCTCTGAAACTGATTTGGAATTTCACGAGTTGGACGACCGTGTCATGGAACTCATTGAAAGGTTACGCCGTCTCCGTGAGGTCGACGATGTTCCGGACTTAGTGGATCCTGTAGAACAGGACCAGTACGCCTGGGGCTTCATGGACGAGGACGAATCGTACGCCCCCGTGGAGTTTACGACCTTCGCAGAAAGTGGTCTCGAGCAGATGTACTTCGACACCTCAGAACGTGTGGCCAACTGGTTCGGTGAACACCCTCAAGTTTACGGCTGGACGCTTCTTTACCATCCTGACTATCCCCAGATCGCTCTCAGTGATTTCGTCCGGTATCCCTTGTGGAAACTGTCCCCCGAGCCTGAAATGAGCGAGATGGTGGCTCAAGGTGATCTCACGAAGAGTCATGAACTTGAGACCGTTCCACTGGACAGGACCGTTCTGCTATGGATTCATCCGCTGCGTCCACGTCCTGAAATGTTGTCTCGCCCGCTCACCGACATCCAAAAGAAAGCTCGAGACATCCGGCCTGACTACCCCGAACATCCATTGAGTATTGACCCCCGGATGAAAGATATTATCGGTCGAATGATCGACGCCGGCGAGTTCTCCTCTGTCCGTGTAGTCGGCGACGAGATTCGCATGCCCTCCGTGGTCAATGTCCGTCAGGCGCACCTGCTCACCTTGCCGCATTCTTTGAAAGTCCCTATCATGCAATTTGACGATGACGAGCCCGACTTCTATCGAGTCGACGATCCCTTTTTACTTGTTGAAGACCAGGACTCCCCGATATGGTTTCCCAATACAGTGGAATTTTCTAAGCTCATTTGGTCTTTTCGTTCCCCCCAACAGCAAACTTGGCGAACGATAGACGAATTTGAAAACGACTGTGCTAATCTCGATGTCCTCATGGTCAAAAATTTCTTCCATGACTCTCTGTCATGCCCCCGCTTTTCTCTTGCCGCCCAAATGCAGCGACGATGTACAATGGACCACGTCCATGGTCGGAGTGGATGTGTGTATGCCAAGATGTCAAACCATCATCATTGTTCAGTCCATCGTATCGATCATGCCCGTGAGTGGATGGTGTTTATGCGCAGGATGGTTTTTGCCAGCTACAATATCGATCATAAGAGCTGTGCCAGGCTCGTCCGCGCGCTATATGGCACTCCCATCATGGTTTCGCTTCTGAAGAGTCCTCCCCGTCTGCTTAAAGAAGGTGTAGCCGACCTACACCGCGTCTATGTTCCGTCGTTCGCGGCGCAGGGCGTTTCTAAGGGCTTTAAGGCTCAAGGCGCCGCCATGCCATCCGGCGGAATCCTTGGAATATTTACTAGCATCAAAGACACTACTATCAACACTGCGGCTGCTCTCTGGGATAAGATACACTACATACTCGACTGTTTGAAGAACACCATTATGTCGGTTCTTACCAATTCAGGAAGTACTCTTGCTGGCTGGTTTGCTTCCGCCATGGACGCCATAATAAAACCGGTATTTGAAAAGATCTTCGACGTGTCGATTCTTGTCGGAGTCTGGACGGCCGAACATGCTATGGCCGTAGGGGCCGCATTAGAGATCATAGTTCTCATGCTCCTGGTTCACTTTGGATGCATGACATGGACTACGGCGCAAGCCTTTACTGGGCTCACTTTTGGCACAGTGGCAATGGCTCGAGCTTTCACTGGACAAGATTCATCCCCCTTAGCGACTGTTATGACCATCTTGGTTGGAGCCTTCTACTTTCTGAAACCCCACTCTATCAACGCCATACGCGACAGGCTAACTCATCTATCCCTTGTTTTGACTACAGCGGGAATCGCTAGTAGCGTTCTGGATTTGGTTTACTTTTTGCTCCCTGAAGGATTGCGCTTAGCGATCAAGTACACGTTCGGCGGCGCCAATGCTCTTCTCTCAGAACAGATCACTCAATGGAGATCAACGGTCGTAGCTTTGAACAAGCTGAGCACAACATCTGACGTACTCATGTCCCCCCAGTACAAGCAATTCGTGGCTAAAGAACTTGCGACAGGCCTGCGTCTACTGCGAGATTCTTCGGGCTCAGACAGGGCCTCTGTAATGACAATGATCCCTAATCTCATGCGGTTAGACAGTATCATGTTCCGATTCCAGAATTCGTCACGTGACCGCCCGATACCCTTCACATTGCACGTGGCAGGCCCCCCCGGAGTAGGAAAGACTCTCTTGGTGAGAGCGCTTCTCACCCACTTGGGGAGAAGTCCGTCCGACGTGTATTTTCGTCCCAATCACAGTGAATTTTGGGACGGATACAATGGACAGAAGGTCATAATTTACGACGAATTCCTAGTCGGCGATGTCCGTTCCGAAATGCTCGCCACTGAGTATCTGCAACTATCATCCAGTGCCCACTTTCAGGTTCCAGCTGCTTCTTTGAACGACCCAACTGTCGGGATCAAGGGCGAGTATTGTAGGCCTGAGATTGTAATCACAATTAGCAATCATGAATATCCAGTGGCCCCGCATATCGACACTGACGCACTTCATCGTCGGCGGGTCGAGGTCTTGGCGTTGCGCTTCGCGAAAGACGCGAAATTGATCGGAGATAACACCGTCGATTTGAAAGCATACGATCTCGGAGAAATAGCGAACGCCCCTTGGCTGGAGTGTTATGTCTTGCCTCCGCAGTTCTCCGGTGAGTTGAATGAGATTCCGAGATCCAAAGGTATGCGTTTCCGGAAATATTTGGAACATCTGAACCTAGTGTACTCCCAACATCTCGAGGTGATGGAGAAGCTCATTGCCAGTAATCTGGTGCTGAGTGATCATGACAACCCCGCTGATCTTCTTCACAAGGCATTGGCTGAGATGGAAGGAATCCCGACCACACCAGTTAATCTATGGACATATTTGGGCCGCATGACCGGGTTCGTTAGTCAGGGACGTCGCAATCCTGCCCGTCCTGTCCCCCCGGAGAACATGGTTGTGCTCGATGACATCGACTCATTGCCCGAGTTGCCCCCTGAGCTGTGCATGTGGAGACCTCCTCCGACACCCACGTACCACGACATGGTCGCTTTGGAGATCGAGGAACGTCCATGGTGGAAAAAGGTCATCACGGGTCTCGGCTTCGCTGGTGTTACTATCGGAATCTACCTTTTGGGACGCGCCATTATCAGTCGTTTTACAGATGGAGATCCACCCGTGCAGTTTATACAGCAGGCTTCTGGTGAGCCGCGCTCGAAGAAAACAAAAGCCAAAAGGAAGAAGGGCCGATGGGAAAGGTTCGAAGACGCAATGTCCGAAGCCCCCCTTTTCAACGTCGAAATCATCATCGACGGCCATCGATTCATTGCAATCCCTCTTAAAGAACGATGGATCATGACGTATTATCATGGTATCCAGCGAAACATCAAACCCGCTCCAGTCAAGAATGTTGTCCTCATGACCAACGGTACTTCTTATCCCGCGACGATCGTGTGGAAGGATATGTTGGTGGATTCCGATAACGACATGGTCATCATGGAGCTGGAGTCTCCGAAAGCTCCGATGTTCCCCAATCTCATAAACAAGATGTTGTCGAGCGAGGAGGTAGTTATGTTCAGTGAGGCGCCTGTAACCATCACGACGATCCGAAATAATCTTCCTCAATATCTGATGGCAACATGTACTGTCGCCCACAACCGAACATACGTTGCGGAGCATCAGCAGATCGTGCTCGAAGACGCCCTGGTTTACCAAGCTGACACCCAGCCCGGTGATTGTGGGTCGATGATTACTGTTCGGTCTGGCCCGTTCGCTGGACGATTGGTTGGTATGCACGTCGCCGGACGCACCGACATGTCAGGACTGAATTATGGGATGGCGGTTCTGCTCACCAAGGAACATGTTCTAGAAGCTTTCAATCGTGAACATTTGCCCGTGCCAGAAGGGGATTTCGTTTCCCAGGCAATGATCGGCGAAGTGGTTTCTATTCCCCCTGAACAACAGGTCTTCCTCCCACGCTCATCTCGGCTTGAGCCATCAGCCTTAAGCGTGTATTTACCCCCTCCTGTTAGGGGTCCCGCCATACTCGAGGAGACCGACCCACGGAACAAAAGTCGCGTTGATCCTGTCATCAATTACATACACCGCTTGACCTTTATACCACCAAAGCCGGATCCCGTTATCCTGGACTCTGTGAGAGCAGCAATGATCGCCACTTACAAAAAGATGGGGTCGACTTTTCCAGAGCGAGTGTTAACTTTGGACGAAGCCGTCCAGGGAATCCCGGGTCGACTGAGTTCGATTGACTTGGATACGTCCCCTGGCATACCACTGGTCTACCACCGGGATCATAACAAACGGGCTTTCGTCAACATTGTAGGGGCTGATCTCATTAAGCGCGAGGGATTTGAGGAAATGATTGCTTCCGCGGAAAAGGACATTTTGTCCGGTAAAGGGCACAGCCACTGGATTGGCTACCTCAAGGACGAGCTTGTTAAACCCTCTAAGATCGCAGAAGCCCGGACGCGTGTTATCTATTGTGGGGATTTCACAGCATACGTGGTGTTCCGTCGGTGGTTCGGATCACTCGTTATTAATATCAATGAGGCGTGGCCCACTATCGCTCCTACCATCGGGGCTAATCCTACTTCCTTCGACATGAATGCCATCTACAACTATCTGATCGAAGCGGGACACAACTTTTTGGCCGGTGATTATAAAAATTTTGACAATAATCAGCACCCGGCTTTTCGTGACATTGCCTATGATGTAATTGGAATTTTGGCTCAGACAAGAATCAAGGGCTTGCCTAAGAATGCTTGGAGCGCTTTTGTCCGGCACCAGACGTCTGGTTACGTCCAAATCAACAACATCGGATTCTATCAAAACTACGGACACTTTTCGGGCTGCTTCTTCACCAGCCTAGTCAACTGTTTGGTGAATGAGGCTTACATGCGCTACGCTTTCACCTTTTTGCGCCCCGCGCTCCCCTTCGACCGACACGTGCGCATGAAGACACTTGGAGACGACCATCTGGTCGCCTTCAGTGACGAGGCGGCTATGACCTTTGACGAGATCTCTCGCGCCATGGCGACTCTGGGCCAGGTTTACACCAGCGACCTGAAGGAAGAGAAAGGGACCATCCAGACCGACTTTTCAAAGGTTACCTTTTTAGGAACTTCTCCAGTGATGTTTAACGGCCAGTGGGTTGGAGCCCTCAAAAAGGACATCCTTGAAGAGGCTCCGAAGTGGACTCGGGACAAAAATCAATCGTTGAGTATGATAGTCTATATAATGTGCGAATTTGCGTCCATGCATGGTAACGAGTATTATCTGCATTTCACGGACGATCTGAGGAGTGCCTGTGAACAAGCCCAAGTTCCGTTTCTCGAGCCCCCCGATCCAGCCACAGCTCGATTGAACGTCGCCAACAGGACCACCCGTTCGGGTTTAACTTTCGAAGCACAGGACCCTCTTCGCGGTTACATCGCTCAGGGCGACATCCAGCCTGCGTCTGAGGTTCCCCCAGAACCGGATTCAGAAAATCCTCCCGGACTGACGGACACGGGGCGTCCTGCCTTGCAAGTGAGCGCTCATACTCGGCCGATGCCTTGGCATCATACCATGGAGGCTGAAGTTGTCAGCTTACAGAGCGCAGCGGAGTCCAAGATCTACCGCGGCTCCGTCTCGTGGCCCACCTCCGCCGCACGTGGCACCGTTTTGAAATCGTTCACTGCACCCATGGGATTGCTATCAATGGAGTCGTCCACCAACGTACAGAATATGGCCTTTCAAAATTACACCTTCTGGCGTGGTTCGTGCGTTTTGCACGTGAGCATAAACGGGAATCCCTTCCAACAGGGTCTGTTGTGTGTCTACTTCTACCCGCTAAGCGAGAAAGGGGACTCTTTGCCTATCGAAAACTGGCCATGCACCACCCATGTGTTTCTGCGCCCCGGATTTTCTAACAATGTCGAATTGTCCATTCCTTATCGATACCCTACGGACTTCTTGCGTTTGGCGCCCCAGGGCAATCACACCCAACGAGATCTCGGCACTTTTGTCATCGGTGTTTATTCGCCCTTGTCTAATGCTGAAAGTGAGTCTGTTACTGTTACTTTTTATTCATCTTTCCCCGGCTCGCGTTTCCACACGCCGAAAACGCGGTCATGGCGTGCTCAAGGCCAAGGCCATTCGACTGTCAATCAGAATTACTATTACGACATCCGTGACATAGCCGGGTCGGTTGGAATTGAAGCCGCTAGCGACGCCTCTGGTATGACACAGTCCAACGAGCTCGATATGCCTCTGGACAATCCCCCAATCGCCTCAGGCATGGTGCCCACCGCTCCAGTTTTCGCCGGAATGAGTAAGACAGTCGGCCTTGAACCCACAGTTTCGATGGAACTTCACCCGGTCGCCATGGACAGGTTTCACAAAAATTGTTTCAATCCCGAGGAATTGACAACCAAGTGGACTCTAGGTCTTCCTTTTCTGCTAACGCGCTTCGATTGGACTACAACTGACCAATCTGGAGTTGAAAAGGCTGTCGTCAAACTGGATTCTGCTCTAGGCCAATCATTTGGTGATGCACACCGTCAAATTCCAGCACCAGTCGCCTTGCTCAACATGTTTCTGTTTTGGCACAGCGACATCGAAGTGACGATTAAGGCGATTAAAACTCCATACCATTCTGGAAGATTGCGGGCCACCATGTCTTACGCTCACGCTGTTGATTCGTACGACGAGTCTACTTCCTACTATAATCAGGTTTTGGATTTCTCCGATGGTGATGAAGCAAAAGTTAACATTCCGTATCTCGCCAACACGGAGTTTCGCCGTACGCGTGATGGTGCACTCAACGTTCTGCCGGATTATTTTGATAAGTATGGAATTGGAGATCTCACTTTCTATGTTGTCAACCCCCTCAGGTGTTTATCATTGGCAGTCTCTACATCTATTGATGTTTTGGTTTTCGCGCGACTCACTAACCCTGTCGTGGCTTGTCCACGTCCTTTTCCGGCTGTGACTGGCGGGCAGTTCAGTGCCACGATCACTACACCATCTGATTTCGTGGCTCAGGGGCGCATGGTCGATCTTCCTCCGGAACCTGATTCTCACCCCGACCGTCTGGTTCTGGGGCAAAAATTTGAGTACCGTGTCGCAAATCTTCTCGATCTGGCGCGGAGAATGGTTCCCATCCACCTGAGCGACCAGGCCTCAGGCGGGGTTTCAGCTAACGTGGAGTCATCCTATGTCGGCGTACCCCCTCACGTGTATAGCTTTCGTGTGTATCCCGCCTCCCCCCTCAGTTTGTTTTATGCGGCTTGGGCTGGATCTCTCCGGTACAGGATTTTCGTGCCCAGTTCCGAGAAAATTTTTAACCCTGTCACCTTCACCCCAGTCCCTTTGTGGATCACCGGACATAAAAGTTATCCCACTGTCGATTACGGAGCCGTCAACCACGCCGGAGCTATCACAATTTCCGGAGCCTCCCCTCTTTCGCGTCTCGAGACATCCGGAGTGTTTGGCTCTCTCCTCGGGGCCCACGAAATTTTGGCCCCTGTAGCTAGTGGTAAAGACTGGATTGATATCATGGTTCCATTCTTCTCTACTTACAACTTTCTGGCCTTTCCACTCATTCGGAATTCCACCGTTTGGGCCTCGTGTACCGAATCCTCGCCCGGATCAATATCTTTCGGGTATACCGATCCAACTTTTCGGGTTTACCAAGCAGTTGGCGACGATTTTGACTTCGGTATATTTCGGCCCCCTCTCGACATACACTGGCTAGATTCTACTGGTCTCATACTCCAGGGGAATTATTCGGTTTCAGTTGGAGGTTTGATTTTCTAATTTGAATT